TGAGAGCCGGACAGCGGTCGAGCCCATGCTGAAGGCCTGGAAAGAGAAAGCTTCTTCCACGCTTCAGAAAGAGACGGCTACCAAAGCGGAGTTGGAGAAACAGGCCAAGGTGCTGGAGAACCTGACCAAGAATCCCCAGTTCCAGCAATGGTACCGAAGCCTAACGTCTCCTCAGCCGCAGTCTCAGCCGGCGGCGCCTGAGCCGAAAGGCCCGGCGCATGTTTCGCCCGAAGAATGGGTGGCCGCCGCGAACGATCCGGTCAAGTTCTCCGAGCTTCAGAAGCGTCAGGCGCAGGCAGTCCTGGAAGAGAAGCTGGGCAAGGAGATGGAAGAGCTTCGGAAGTTCCGTTACGAGACGCAGCTCGAAAACCAGTTCCGGACGGCGAAGGAGAAGTACAAGGACCTGAACGACAAAGAGTATGACAACCCCGACGTTCATCTTTTGGAACCGCTCGTGTGGTACTGGGCGGACTTTAAGGGGAAAGAGGGCGGCACCGTCGAGCAGGCGTTCGGGCACTTGAAGAAGATCGAGACCTACTTCGAGAAAAAGTTTCAGGCCAAGTACAACCAGATGGTGCAGCAGAAAAAAGCCGGCAGCACGGAACCACCGGCGCCGTCTGCGGCCGGCAGTCCTGATACGGTTTATGCGAAGGGCAAAGACGCCGTCCTTCGAGAAACGATCCGCGCCGCTCTGTCCGGCAGGAACGTCGACGTGGTCAGCAGGAAGTAGAAGCACAAATCAACGGGGGCGTTAAAGGAGGAGTTCAATGGCCGTTGCAGATACGCTGTTTACGTACGGTCCCGCCAACGTTACGTCCCTGTTGGCGACGACGCTCAGCAAATACAGGAAGAATCTTGCGGACAACATTTTCACGCAGGTTCCTCTCCTGGCGTTCCTGTTGGACAAGAACCGCGTCACCGAATCCGGCGGCGCGACCATCGTTCGGCCCGTGATGTTCTCCAAGAACACCACGGCTCAGAGCTACGACAAGGACGATGTCTTGGACACCACGATTCAAGACCCATACACCGCCGCCCAGTACCAGTGGCGCCTGTATGCGGACTCCATCGTTGTGACCGGCAAGTTCGCCGACATCCAGAACCAGGGCGAGAGCCAGGTCATCGACTATGTCAAGTCCTTGATCGATCACGCCGAGCTGTCCTTGAAAGACCGGTTGGATCAGGATCTCTTCAAGGCCAGCCAGGTCGGCACCGCGATCACGCCTCTTCTGGCGATTGTCGCCAGCTCGGGCACGGTCGGCGACATCAACGGCGGCACGAACACCTGGTGGCAGTCGACGGTGCAGGCTAGCGGCTCTTTCGCCGCGCGCGGCCTCTCCGACATGCGCACCGTCTACAACACCCTGGTGATGAAGAACCCGGTGGGTCCCATCGACTTCATCATCTCGGACGCCGCCTCCTACAACGCATACGAAGCGACCTTGATCCCGTCTCTCCGCTTTACGGACACCAAGACCGGAGACCTGGGCTTCGAGAACTTCAAGTACAAAAACGCGACGTGGACGTTCGACTTGAATGCGGTGGCCGGAGACATCTTCATGCTCCACTCCAAGAGCCTTGAGCTGGTCCAGCACACGAAGAGGCAGTTCATCCTCTCCGAGTGGACCAAGCCCTTGGCGCAGGACGTGAAAGGCGCCCAGATCTATTGGGCCGGCGAACTGACGACCGACAACCGGCGCAAGCACGGATTGCTCACGTCGGTGACGGCGTAAGGAGGACGGGATGGCCTTTTCTGCGACTGTTCGTGGAACCACCCGAATGGGTGGAAGTGCGGGGATGAGCATGACGTTTGGGGACTGGTCCGGCAGCGCGGGGGACGCGGCCGGCACCATCAGCGTGTCCGGCGGAAAAGTCTGGGGAGCCCTGTTCTGGAAACAGGACGGCGACAACACGAGCCAGATTTTTCCTCGTGTGGACTCTTCCACGTCCGGCGCTGTCACGACGTTGACTGTTCAGAACCAGGACAACGTGGTGAACGGCACGTTCATCATTCATCACGGGGGCGCGTAGATCCACGGCTTGTTTGTGGCGTGAGATAGACGGGGGCGCAAGGAGAAACAAAGATGCTCTGGAAAAGTGCAGCGCAAGGCGATGAGCGGGCGTTCATGACGATCAAGTGTGTGGAGGCGTCCAGCCTCACCACGGGGTACTTGGCGGCGATTCGGGTGGGCACGAGCGCGTCTTTCGACGGGACGCAGGCTGTTATGGCGAAGTCCGGCAACGGTGCGGACCTTCCCGCCTTTATCGGCGTGTCTGTCAAAGACATCGCGTCCAACGCCTATGGTCTCGTTCAGACCTACGGGCCGGTGGCCAGCGTGTGGATCTCGAACCAGGGATCCTCGATCACGATCAACGTGGGCGACCCCTTGGTTCCGGGCGCCGCTCCCGGCGGGGCCACCTCGTTGGCCCCCACGTACGCGGCCAGCGGATTCAAATACATCCTGGCCTCCAACGTCCCGACGGGCTCGTGCATCTCGGCGACCGCCTGGATCAGCGGCTGGATCAGAGGGGTGCTCTAGACGATGGAATGGCTCGACGCTTTCCTCAACAAGTTCGCCGGCACGGCGAGTCCCAACATGCCGAGCCGGCTGTTCCAGTGCACGAAGTGCGGGAAGATTCGGTCCAGCGTGGATCTGGAGACGGGGAAGTGCGTCGGGCACAAGTTCCATTTGGCTGATGAGACCTTGTGGAACGTGTTCCGTTGGCTGGTGAGGCTATGAGCGATCATCCGGTCGTGGTGAAACGAGTGGCGGTGGGAATCCCTCTAAAGGGACACACCCCGCCCGAGTCTTACCACGACCGGATGATCATGGCCTTCACCATGGGGTGCATCGAGACGGCCCAGAAAAATGAAGGAACGTCCCCTCGGTACGAGTTCTTTTGGTTTAACGTCGGGGAGATCCATGTGGCGTTCGCCCGGGAACAGTTGGCGGCCCTGGCGCGGCAGTACAAGTGTGATTACCTGTTCATGATCGACGACGACATGCTAGCCCCGCCGGACCTGTTCTATCGGCTGGCCAAGCATGACGTGGACGTGGTCGCGGCCCTGGCCTTCACCCGGAACCCGCCGCACCGGCCCGTGATCTACGCCACGCGAGAAGGATACGACAAGGTGTCTGGGAAAGACTATTTTCAGAACGAGACCGTGTACAACTACCCGCGCAACAGCCTGGTGGAATGCGATGCGGTGGGGTTTGGCGCCGTGCTCATTAAGACGGCAGTCTTTGACAAGCTGGAAGCGCCCATCTTCTTTGGGGAGCACGGCACGGGAGAGGACGTTCTGTTCTGCATCCGGGCCAAGAAAGCCGGCGCGCGGATTTTCATGGACACCTCCGTCAAGCTGGGACACTTGACCCACCACGGGATCGTGACCGAGGAATACTCCGACGCCTACAACAAGATGACCCCTGAAGAAAAGGACCGGCTCTACGGGCAATACCACAAATATCCGACGATGGATTTGGCGCGATGATCGAGACGATGGCTGATAGGCCCATGAAGACTTCGATGGGCGGAAAGACGAAGACGGTGGCGGTTGTGATCGCCACCGTCGGAGAACGGTACTCTCTCTCCTGCTTCGACAGTTTCAAGGAACGGTCCGGCGCCGATGACAAGATCATCGCCTGGTACAACTGCATCAACGGGTTCGACCCGGACTATTTCGCTGAACTCAGGAAACGGACGGACGATGTGGTCGTCTGCACGAAGAACAAGGGGGTCCTGGAGGCGTTCGGATTTTCCCTCTTATACCTGGACTTCGACTACATCGTTTTGTCGGCCTGCGACGTGGTCGTGCGTGAAGGATGGTTGGATCGATATATGCGGGCCTTTGAAATTTATCCGGGCGCCGCCTGCGCCGGACAGTCGTGGGACAACAAGGCCGACTACAAGCTCTGGACGCCGGCTCGGTATTGTCCGGACCGCGTCACCATGTGGAGCCGGGACGCCATCAATCGGCTCGGGTCCATTTCACCATCATTCAGGCTCTTTGGCGATGGGGAGACCGAACTATTTTACCGAGCCGTGCATAGCGGATTTGAAGTGGTGGAAGTCAACGACATCGTGGAGGAGCTGACCATCGTGCATGAAGGGAGCGCCTTGTTGCCGAACAAGCAAGAGTTGGTGGACAGGAACATTGAAAGGCTTTACCGGTGCTCCGATCGCAAGTTCCGGGACTACAACTGGTGGGTGAACAACATATGACATCCACCGTCGACATCATCGTCGTCACATGGAACCTGCCGGAATACCTGAACCCGTGTCTGGCTTCCATCTTGACCCACGCCGTGACGGAGGACCTGTTCCGGATCATTCTGGTGAACAACGGACATCCGGATAGCGTGGCTCAGTGGAAAGGGCATCCTCGCGTGGAGATCGTGCAGACCGGCAAGAACCTGGGCTGGGAAGGCGGTCTCAAGGCCGGGCTGGCCGTTTCCAAGGCTCCCTACCTCGTCTTCATGAACGACGACACCTACATTCCTCTCAGTTCGCCTTTGTGGATAAACGAGCTTCTGACCAATTTTCGGGACCCTCAGTGCGCCGCCGCCGGGCCATCCTCGAACGTGGTCATGGGCGCTCAAAACATTTTTACCCCCACAAAGGAGTCAACCGTCATCGTTCCCTTTCTTGTTGGGTTCTGTTTGATGGTCCGGCGGGAAGACTTGGACGCGGCCGGTGGGGTGGACGACAGCCTGCCTGGTGGGGACGACCTGGACCTTTCGATCCGCCTCCGGAAGTTGGGCAAGTATCTGGTCTGTGATCGGCACGCCTTCGTCTACCATCACGGGTTCAAGTCGGGGACACGTAAGCACGGAGACTACTGGAACAGTGCCGAGATGACCCAGAAAACGAACGACGCCCTCATCCGCAAGCACGGGCTCAAGGCGTTCTGGGAGACCATTACCACGCCGTCCAAGCCTCGGTATGAGCAGATCTATCGCCATGACATCGAAGGAGAACTGGTCCGACGCCTCATTGTGGGAGAAAAGGTGCTGGAGCTTGGCTGCGGCGCCCAGAAAACGGTGGACACGGCCGTCGGCGTGGACTTCATCGAAAAAGGAAAACCTGTGCCCGGCCTGGGTGGCGCTGTGTCCGTGGCTGACATCGTGGCGGACGTGACGGAACGGTTGCCGGTTGAACCCATCTACGACACGGTCATCGCCCGACACATCCTGGAGCACTGCCTGAACCCAGTGAGGACCATCGGTTACTGGAAAGAGGCTCTGAAGCCCGGCGGTCGGCTCATCGTCGCAGTCCCGGACCAGAGCCTTCAGAGCACGATCCCGCTGAACTTTCAGCACGTCCACGCCTACACGAAAGAAAGCGTGAAGGACCTCATGGAATCTCTGGGCTGGGAAACAGTGGGCGTGGAAGACGCCGGCAACGGTATTTCTTTGGTGGGGGTGTTCAAACGTGTCTAAGCCGCGCGTAGCGATTTATTACTGGGTGATTCCTCAGACGGGGTTCCGGAACGATGGTCCTCCTCTTTTTTGGAACTACAACCTTCGGAAGCTCTTGAACGGGGATACGCAGATGGAGGACGGGGAGAGAAACGTCCGGCACTTGTGGCCGGTCGGAGACACGTCGAACTTCGGGAAATACGATCTTCATCTTCTGGTCGACCATGGAGAAGACGCGCTGGGTGTGCCGCTGGACTTCGAGTATCCCCACCCAAACGCCTACGTCGTCTCTGATGCTCATCTGGGGTATGCTCACCGCTTGTCCCAGGCTAAGAAGTTCGACTTCGTCTTCTGCAACCAGAAGAGGGCAATGGACGAGTTTGTCCGGGACGGCGTGGACCCCAAGAAGCTGTTTTGGATGCCCCACGCGGTGGAGCCAGACGTCTATAAGCCGTACCCCATCATCGAGAAATATGACTGGGCGCACATCGGATACCTGAACTGCCCGGAACGGGTGGACATCTTGGACCGGTTCTGCAAGGAAATCCCGAACTGGTATTTGGGGTGGCGGACGCCGGTGGCCAAGGGGTTCAACGAGATGGACGACGCGGCCAAGAAGTTTTGTCAGGCCCGTCTCATCCTCAACTACAACATCAAAGATGACGTCAACATGCGGAACTTTGAGTCCCTGGCCACCGGCAAATGCGTCCTGACGAAGGATATCCCCACGATCCATGACCTCTTCGTCGACGGGAAACACCATCGGACCTACAAGTCGGTGGACGAGGCCGTGGAGATCGCCAAGCACCTCTTGGCTCACGACGAGGAACGGGCGCGGATCGGCCAAGAAGGGCTGAAAGAGATTTTGGCGAAGCACACCTATATGCACCGCGTGCAGGAGCTTTTGGAAAAGACAATCGGATACAAGGGGGTGGAGCATGCTGTTTCGGATCGTTAATCATCACATCAAGAATCAGTAAATGAGGGATAAGCTAATCTGCATTAATTTTTTACCGGAAGAGTTTTACACCCAGGAGATCGAGGGTCACAAGGTGCTTCGCCCTCCGTTTGAGTTTGACAACGAAAAGAATTTGCCGCGCGACA